GTTGATTTCAAAACTAGGCATCTCTAGAAAACACTTTTTTTCTATTTATCTTCGTTTAGATTTTTAGCTTGCTGCTTAAGCATCTTTGATAACTCTGCAGTGGATCCAAAGAACATTGCATTGTTAGTAACATTTGTAGGACCTTTTTGATCAGAATCTAAGTCCTTTAATTTTTTCTGAAGATCAAGTAATTTGTCAGTTGCATCTGCAACATTTTTAATTAATTGTCCAACCACCTCAAATTGTCTTGCTTGACCACTGTCTTGAGCAAGTTCTAGTGCAACATCTAAAGCTTCTTGCCCTTTCTCAATAATAGAGTAAAGATTGCCCCTAGTGTACTCATAATCTTTAGTTACATCCTCAGACTCTGAAGGTTTTGATAATTCCTTCTTCTCTTTTTCTGGTTTTACAATCTCTGCTTCTACATCAAATGTATCATTAAGGTCTTTAAATTTATCACTCATAACAATCAACCACTAAATCCAAAATCATCGCCTGCTTCAATAGCATCATTATCAGCAGTGGTAATCAGATAAACTTCACTACCACCAACATGCTCTGCAGCAGTAGTTCTATACATGCCTCTTGTCACCGTCAAATCATTATCGGTTTTACTCTTGATGTACAGTGTCTCGTCATCAATTGTAATGTAAGATCTTACTGGGAGGTTTGATGCATCATTTACTGTTATGACACCCTCTCCCGCAAGAATATTATCTGAGATATTAGTGATAACATTGCCATTATATGCTTTAGTTGCAATAGGTTTTCTGTATACCAAGTCTCTTCTTGCGTCTGGACTTGGATCTCCTCCAGCAACCCCAATAGAAACTCTTGTGATAATATCTCCTTTGTTGTCTGGTACGGGACCAAACAAATATGTTTTTGCAGTAAACTTTAAGGTGTAGATGAGAACTCTTCTTGAGGTATAGTCACCCTCATAGTTATCAACAAAAGATACAGAATCTAAGGTTATTGGTATATCTCTCTTTTCTCCAATAGATTCTACCAAATCTATAGTGAGATTAAAATTTGGTTGAAAGTATGGTAATATTTGCTCTACAATTTGTAAGGCATCATCATTTAGTAATGTCATTACTGACAAATCAAATGACATGTTATATGGAACAGGATGAAACATCTTGCGTATCTGAGTTTTATCACTCTTTAACGCAGTAGTAAATGCTTGAGTTGCTGCTAACTTCCTACCAGAGTCGTATGAGACTCCAGTAAACTCAAAAGACATTCTTGGCAAACTAATCTGAACTGGTTTGTTCAAATCAGGTTGTTGCTCTAAACGAGCTAAAAACTTTTGTGTTGGTCCATATGCTAAAGGAACCTGTATGATTTCACCACCGTCCCGATTGATTTCGATACCATTAAATAATGTACCAAAAGCAATGACAGTCTTTCTAAAAATTTGATGATAAAAATGATCAAACATTACCTATCTCCTACGGATTACCAAATGGATTCGACTCACTAAAGTCAAGAATAGCGTCTGCTTCCTTCTCGATAGTGTCGTTCTGTGCGAAACCATCTTCGGGGAGGTTAAATTTATTTAGGTCAATATTTGCATACGCTGCACCACTTGCTTGACCGACTATTGCCTCACCAGTCACAAATTCTCCAGTTATGTCACCAAGTTTCAAAACTTGAGTAACTGAATTCCAAGATTTAACCCTTGCTGTGGCACTACTTGCAGATCCAACAACGTCTTCGTTCGTTAGGTATGTTCCATAACCAACTGTGTTTTGTGGTCCAGCGATTACAATTTCTGGTACACCTTCAAAGAATCCACCAGCATCTTCAACTACAATCTCTGTAACTTGACCAAGAGTATTAATTCTTGCACGTAGTTTTGCATCTATAGTTGTGCTTGCAATACCTGGAGCAACCGCAGTGACTGTTGGAATGCCAATGTATCCACTACCACCACTAGTAATTGTTATAATACCAACAGCGTCATCTGAGATATTTGCTACTGCAAATGCACCAGATCCAGTTGGACTGTGGAAGGTAACTCTTGGTTTTACAGTGTATCCAGCACCTGGATTTGCAATATCAACTCTTTGAACTCTACCTTTATCTGGATCCGCATTACAAAGATCGATAATACCATCAATCATTGAGGCAATACCAACTGCAGTAGTTCCTCCAGATGGTGCAGATGTAATCGCAACTCTAGGAATAGATTCGTATCCACTTCCTCTTCTAGAGACAATAATATTCCTTACAGCACCATTTGGTATGAGTGATGTAATTGCTGTTGCAGTAGATCCGACTCCAACCATGTTGAAGGTCTGAATATTACCAGCATCAATTACATTATCGTCAATCTCAGAGATGCCAGTATCAATCTCTTCATCGTTGTAAGCAAAGAGTTCTAATCTAAGTTCATAAACATAATTCTTCTGAAGTTGCCAGAAGGGTTTCTCATGCTCAACATATTTAATCTCAAAGAGTCTGTCTCCAAGAGGGAAGTAAATTAAGTCACCTTCTTTCGGTCTACTTGTTAATTTTGTTTTATCAATTACCGCAATTTGTGCTTGAATAACAGATTCAAACCTTTCTTTGGATATGATTATATTTAAATCATCAACTTCTTGAACACCAAACTTTGACAAGAGTGTTCCTGCTCCGCTAAATCCATCATAAGTGTCAACATATGCTTCTAATGGAATTGCTGCACTAAACTCAGAGTTCGACACTTCTTCCATTACAGTTTTTTCATTTACATATACTCTAGGAAGATAATAAATTTCGACACCGAACATTTTTAACTGTTCGTTGACTAAATCTTGAATTAAATTTTGTTCTCCTGAAGAACCGTGGAGAAAGAATGGATTTAACGCCATATTATTAACCGATCATATCTAAAGGTGGAAGTTCGTATGTAGAAGAACTCTTCTCCATTAGTGCATTTAACTCGCTCACACCATCATCATAAATTTGTCTGCCATTTAATTCTGTACCACCAGGAAGTTTTACTCCTTGGAACTTGATCAAGTTCTGACCCCACTGCTTTTTAAGTGCGGCAGTAACATATTTCTTGAGGAATGAATCACTCCACACTCTGGGAGAATCATTTGGATCAAGCAATCTATAACAATCAATAACTAAAAATTGACCAGGAGTAACGGAACCCCAGTCCATATCCATATACAGACGATCTTGCCTTTGGTTAAATCTTATTTGCTTCTGGGTTGTCAGTAAGAAATCGATATCAGATAGATATCTTTTCACCATAGAATAAGTTAATAATTCGGTAGATCCCCAATAATACACATCATTGAGGAATAGTTGATATTTAATATTGAACATACCACTTGAGAGACTGCTTGATCCCTCAAATGCAAATACCTTATTGATTCCTAAAATTTGTGGTGGAACTTGAATGTAGTTGCTAGTTTCAAAGAAGTTGAAGTTTCTTCCTGCACTATCTGTAGCAGAAGTAGTTGCAACACCAACTCCACCCGTAGTTGCTCTTGCTCTGTCAATATCTTCTTGAGTTACTTCATACTTTAAAAAGGTTTGAATGACACCATCAAAATGCCTCTCGTAAAAATACTGGAGAGAATCATCAATAATATCATCAACTTGCTCATCAGCAACGTTAATCTCCAGCACTGGAGCGCCTAGTTGCCTTTTTGCATAGTCAATTAGTTCTTGTCTGGATGCTGGAGATGCCATTCTACTAGTCCTTATCTAATAGTTGTTTTAAGAGAGACTTGATTTCACTTACATCAGATTCAATTTGATCAATTCTATTTTTTTGTATGTCTCTCTTTTGTTTCTGATTCTTATAATTATTAAACTCAGTAGTGTTTTGATTAATAATTGCATTGGACATAGTATCTCTTACGAGATAACTATGTCCTTCAACTTTCAAAAAGCGTGGTTCTTCTGTACTCATGTTATGCTAATGCGATGATTCTCAAATCCTTCAGTCTTGGTGGATATGCTTGGTTAGTTCCAGTACCAACCAGTTTCACAGTGAAGTATCTGAACTCTGGGAGATTATCAATTGAGAATTCATAATCTCTAAATGGAGCTACATCACTATCAGCACTCAATACATCAGTTTTTGGAACTCTCTTATCGGAAGAACCATCACATTTGGCAAAGTCAATAATCTTTCCGTTAATATCCAAATTAC